ACCGACGAGACCGGGATCGAGCTCCGCCGCGCCGGCCTCATGCAGTCCAAGAGGTGGCCCGAGCTCCGCGCCTCGATCGACCGACTCACCGCCGACGGCCCCAAGGGACCCCAACCCATGACCAGCACACTCGAAACCCCGACCGACCTCGGCCTGTGGCGCACCCCCGACGCCCGGCTGATCCTCCGAGCCGACGCACCCCGCGACGCTTGGCTCGCCGAGCGCCGCAAGGGTCTCGGCGGCAGCGACGCGGCCACCGTCCTCGGCCTCAACCCCTACAGCGACCCCTACTCCCTGTGGGTCGACAAGACGACCGGCCTCCCCGATGAGACCCCAAGCTCGGCGATGGAGTGGGGCAACCGCCTTGAGGCCGCCGTCGCGCAGTGGTTCACCGACGAGACCGGGATCGAGCTCCGCCGCGCCGGCCTCATGCAGTCCAAGAGGTGGCCCGAGCTCCGCGCCTCGATCGACCGACTCACCGCCGACGGCGGGATCCTCGAAATCAAGACCACGAACTGGCGCCAGGCCGAACTCTGGGACGACGGCCAGGTCCCCGACTCCGCCGAATTGCAGACCCAGCACTACCTCGCGGTCACCGGACGCAACCACGCCCACGTCGCCGTCCTCATGGACGGCCGGGATCCCCTGCAGCGGCTCGTGGAGCGAGACGAGCGGCTGATCGCCGACCTCATCAAGATCGAGCGCGAATGGTGGGCCAAGCATGTCGTCGGAGGCATCGCACCAGCTGTCGACGCTTCCTCGTCGTGCACCGAGGCCCTCAACGGCCGGTGGGCCGGCGAGGGCGGGCTCCTCGTCGAACTGGATGCGGCCGCGCTGGACGCAGTCCGCGAGTACCACGCTGCCGCCGCCGCGGCGAAGGCAGCCGACGCCCGTAAGTCGCTGGCCGGGAACACTCTCCGGGGCCTGATCGGTGAGGCGACCGAAGCCAAGACCGCCGACGGCACCCCGATCGCGACGTGGAAACGGAACGGCACCTTCGCCCCTGCCCGGTTCACCGCGGCCGAACCGGAGCTAGCCGCCGAGTACACCCGCGCCGTGACCGTCGAGAAGCTCGACGTCGACGCCATCAAGCGGGACCACCCCGAAACGTGGGAGTCCTACCGGGCCCGCGTCCTCCGCCCAGCCAAGTGGAAGGGCTGACGGTCATGGGAACGAACCTCGCAGCACGTGTCAACGACGTGGCCAACGGCCGACCGCCAGCGCCCCGCTTCTCCCCCGCCGCCGCCACGTTCACCGCCGGGACCATGCCAGCCCTGGCAACCCGGCAGCCAAGCGGCAAGCCACCATGGCCGCTCCTCCTGATCGCGGGCACCGAGAAGTCCGGGAAGTCCTACGCCCTGGCCAGCTTCTCCGCGTCCGAGCTCATCGGCCGGATGTTCGTGTTCGAGCTCGGTGAGGGCGCCATCGACCAGTACGGGGCGATGCCCGGCTCCCGCTTCGAGATCGTCGAGCACGACGGCACGGTCACCGGCCTGGCCCGTCAGATCTGGGCGGCTGTCATGGAGCCCCGCGGCGAGGACGGGCTGCCCAACGCGATCGGCCTCGACTCCGCGAGCCTCCTGTGGGATCTCGTCGTCGGCGAGCAGCAGGCACTAGCCAATCACCGGCAGCGCAAGTCCGACGCCAAGATCACCATGGATCAGTGGAACGTCGCTAAGCGTCGTTGGAACGGGGTCCTCGACCTCCTCCGCGCTCACCAGGGCCCCGCGATCCTCACCGCCAGGTACGAGGAGACCGTCGTCATGGACGACGAGGGCCGGCCGACCAAGGCTCGGCACTGGAAGGTGAAGGCGGAGAAGAACCTTCCCTATGAGGTCGACGCGATCGTCGAGATTCGGGAGCCTCGCAAGGCGGAGTTGACCGGTGTCCGGTCGCTCGTGTTGCAGATCCCTCCGGGCGAGACCCTGTCTCTGCCGGACTTCACCGTCGACGGCTTGTTCCGCCGCATGGGTCTCGAGCATGGCGCCGGGGACCGCCGGTACACGGCGCCGACCGTCGACGGGTACGTCGCCGAGGTCGAAGCTGAGGAGGCCGCCCGTGATGCCGCCGACGTGGCACGCGAGGACGCGATCGCTCGGAGCCGGGCTCAGACCCCGGCGGAGTGGCTGACCCGGATCTCGGAGGCCGCGAGCCTCGACGACGTTCGGGCACTGTGGAAGGAAGCCAAGACGGCGGGCTCACTGGAAGTCGTCGTCAACGGCCAGCCGCTCGGCGACGTGCTGAAAGTTCGCGGGGATGCTCTCGCCGCAGAGCCGGCCAACCCGGAACCGGGTACGGCAGCACCACCGGCGGAAGCCGCGCCGCCCGTCGAGGAGCCCTACCGCGTCGTCGACGAGCAGCCGGCCGAGCAGGCCGTGATCCCGTCCGGTGACTACCTCGACGAGGCCGCAGCCTCCTACGTCGCCGCCACGGCCCCCGGCCCCGCCCCCGATAACTGGATGGCGCCGGCCTACAACGCGCCAGTCCGGCAGCCGAAGGCCGCGACGATGCCCGACGACCCGGAGTTGCGCCGCGACAGCCCCGCCCGCCGGGCTGTGCTGACCGTCCTGGCCGAGCACGGCGTCACTGATGAAGCCAGCCGGGTCCGGTATGACCTGCCGCTGGCCGAGGTCGGCACGCGTCGGCTCCGGGAGTGGACGTTCGAGATCTCGAAGGCGGAGAACGAGAAGCGGAAGGCCAGCGCGTGACCGCCCGCCTCACGGCAACCGAGCACGCCGACGTGGCCGCCGCGCTGCTAGCCACGCTCTATGAGGAGCCGGACGCCGAAGCCCGCGCGGAGGCAATTGCCGCTGGTCAGGTGCACGCGACGCTGGCCCTGATACCCGACGCCGGAGCGGTGCCCGCCCGTCCCGCTCCGGCGCCGGCACGGGTCCCGAAGGTGCTCACTTTCGAGGACATCGGCGGGGACGAATGGTCTCTCGAAGCCGGCAACGACGGCGCCACAGTCGTCCTCACCGACTACGACGGTTCGGCTCCGCTGATCCTCGACGACCCCGAAATCCTCGACCGGCTCGCCCAAGCCCTCACCCACCACGCCCGCCGCATCCGCGACGAACACCCACCCCGGAAGGACCCGTTATGACCGACACCGGAATCGTCTGGGAGGAGCCGGCGACTGACCGACACCGCGGCAGGGCCAGGCATTACACCGCCGTAGCGGCTCAGCTACGCGCGCACCCCGGACAGTGGGCCAACCTCGGCGAAATGCACTCCAGCCTCGCCCTCCGCATCCGGCGAGGAGAGATCGTCGCATTCCGCCCCGCTGGCGCGTTCGAGGCAACCACCCGCGGCATCAACAAAGGCCATACCCACGCCACCATCTACGCCCGATTCATCGGAGAGGACCCCACCCTGTGACGCTCACCGTCCGAACCCTCGACCTCTGCCAACTACTCGCAGACGCCTCCCTGTTCGCCGCCGGCGACGACCGCCCCGACATGGCCTACGTCCACCTCCACATCGGCCGCACCCCGATCGGGACCGACCCGTCCCCAGTGCAGGTCCTCGCCGCCACTGCAACCGATGGGATCAGCGCCGCCCACTGCATGGTCCGCGCCGACGGGCAGATGCGGGACCTACTCCTCACCGTGGCTGATGCGGCCGCGATCGTCGGCCTCTGGCAGCCCATCGCCCGAGCCGTCCCAAAAGAGCACCCGCCGCACGAGATCGCGCTGACCGTCCGGGCGGCCGAGCAGGGCCGCGAGTTGTACACCGTGGAGACGCAGCTGCTCTTCGACCACGCCGGGCCGTCGCTTGCGGTGACCGCGCACGACCCGGACCAGTACCCGATCGGCCTCGTCGCGTTCGCGTTCGACCCGGCCCGGCTCGCGATGAAGGCCGGACGGGCCCGCCGCCCGCATGAGCCGATCCGCACCGATGTTGCTGCGGCGCGGATCGGCGACTTCGCGAAGGTCGCCCGCCGAAGGGACACAGTCATGCGGCTGTTCCGGTACCACCAGGATCTGGCGTTGCTCGTGCAGATCGGGGACCTGTTCACCGGCAGCCTCGGCCCGGTCGCGATCGACGAGCACGCGGAGGTTGACGGCCCGGAGTCGCCGCTGGTGTTCCCACCGCCGGCCTTCGACGAGGGGATGGGCCCCGACACGGGTGAGGTGCCCCTCGACGATGAGGGACCGGACCCTGACGCGTCCCTGTTCGTAGACGGCAGCACCATGGAACTCGGCGGCGTCGTCTACGGAGCCGGCGACGAGGCAGCCGCTCAGGCCGCTCTCGCGGCACGATTCGAGAACCCGCCACCGAGCGCCGGCGACAACGCGAGCATGGACGCCGAGGTCAACGCATGAGCGGCGAGACTCTGATCACCGTTGTCGGGAACCTGACGGCCGATCCTGAGCTCAGGTTCACCCCGAGCGGCGCGGCCGTCGCCAACTTCACCGTCGCCAGCACGCCCCGGACGTTCGACAAGTCCGCCCAGGAGTGGAAGGACGGCAGATTCACGAGGGCGCATCCGCTGGCGGATGCCGCCGGCAACCGCTGCGACGCAAGTAGCCACCCGAAGCGGGGTCGTCTCAGCGCTGTGGCATGTGGCGAGTGCTGGGAGCAGACCATCCGCGACGACGCCCTTGCCGGTGCCGCATGAGCCGGCACCCCTACACCCCGGAGCCGGGTGACGTGGACGCCTGCACCGGCTGCGGCCTCCCCGAGGGCAACGCCCGCCACCACGACCAGCCAGTGACCACCGTCGCCCAAGCCCGCGCCAGGGTCGATCGTCGCGCGGAGGTGCTCATTTCCGACCCGGACCGCCGAACCATCGACCAGGCCCTCGCTGATCTGGCACGGTCCGGCCGGTCGTTCTCCGCTAACGAGCTTCGCCCGCTCCTCCCCGAAGGCGTGCCCGGATCGGCTGTCGGCCCACGGTTCGCCGCGGCAGCCCGCCGCGGCCTCATCGAACCGACGGGCCGGTACGTGATGAGCACCGACCCCGCCACCCGGCACCGCCTCGCCGAATGGCGAGGAACGAGCAGCACCGTCCACGCGGCCCAGGGGGCCGCCCAAACCCTGATCGGAGCCTGACCATGCACGACTACGACCCGGCCGCGTTCCTAGAGGACGCCGAGTGGCTCGCCCAGACCGGGGCCGGCTTCGACGAGGCCGCCCGCCGGCTTCACCTCACCCGGACCGGCCTCGAGAAGCGGCTCCGCACCCACGGCCGCCGGGACCTCCTCGAACGCTTCGGCGCCTACGCGGCCGTCGCGCGGGGCCGGGTGTCGGCATGACCCGGCCGGTGCCGCACGACCTGGCCTTGGCCGAGCTCGACGACGAACCCGGGTTGGCCGCCCGCCTGTACCGGGAGCGGTTCGGCTTCGTCCGCCGCGAGTACCACCCGCCGCGGCCTGTCCGGCGCGCCGAGACCAACCCGGCCCTGGCCCGCGCCGACCGGGCGAGGACCGGCCGATGACGTGGCGTCAGCGGATCGACCAGGCCTGCCGGGCCCTGATCCGCTCAGGCATCCTCCGCAAACACGCCGGATGCCCGTGCCCGGCCCCGTACCTGTTCGTCGTCATCTGTCTGATCGCCGACGACTACGACGCGGCCGGGAGGCCCCGTTCGAGCCGCCCGGTGCTGGCCAGCGCACTTCATCACTCCTCCGGTCGGCTGATCCGGCAGACCGCCTGCGGCATCCTCGCCGCCGCCCGGCACCACCAAACCGAAAGGACCCCCGCATGACCAGCACCCTCCTGCCCGACGGCATTCTCCAGCGGCTCCGGGAGCCGGACACCACCGTCGACGACCTCATCGAGTTCGGACACAACACCGGCCGGTGGACCGCCCTCGAAGTCGGGCAGGCCATCAGGGACAACGGGTTGGAGGTCGACGACTACGGCCACGCAGTCCCCCGCCCAGGTAGCGATGCCGGGACCCATCTGCGCCCGGAGGCCGCGATCAAACTCGGTTTGGACCACGCGGCCGCGACCGTCCGACGCGCCGCTGCGCAGGCCGAGACCGCCCTCGAGCGGCTCGCCGGCGCGCTCCTGGCTGAGCACGACCGGGACCGGGTCCGCGCGCAACTCGACGCGCTCGCGGAGCAGCGGGCCAAGCTCGACGCGGAGCGCGACCGTCTCCGCTCGCAACTACGCCCGAACGGGAAGCCGACCGCGGGTAAGACCCCGAAGTCCGCCGACAGGCCGATCGAACACGGCACCCGCCGCGGATGGTTCCAACACCGCAAACGCCAGCAGTGGCCCCCTTGCGCCGACTGCGCCGCCGCCTACAAGGACGCCAAGACCGCTCCCCCGGCCGCCTAGTGGCTCGGATCAGGTCGGTCAAACCCGAAATGCGGAAGTCGCTGACCGTCTGCGCCTGGCCGATCCCGGTCCGGTGGACGTTCGTTGGCCTGCCCGGCTACCTCGATGATCACGGCCGCGGCATCGACGACCCCCGACTCATCAAGGCCGAGCTCTACCCACTCGATGACCCGATGACCCCCGGCAAGGTCGACTCCCACCTCGTGATGATCGCCGAAAGGGGCCCGCTGTGCCGCTATCAACTGGACGGCCTGCGCTTCATCCACATCACCAGCTGGACCGAACACCAGAAGGTCGCACACCCAACAAAGTCGAAGATCCCGCCCTGCCCGAAGCACGAAAAAGGCGGAGCGCCTCCCGAAGGTTTCGTGAGTGGCTCATGAATCTCCACGAATCCCGACGGGGGTCCTCCCGAAAGTTTCTCCGCCTCGCGCGCGCCCGCGGAACAGGGAACAGGGAACAGGGAACAGGGAACAGGGAACAGGGAACAGGGAACAGGGAACACCTCGGGTCAACTTCCATCCATCCGTCACCTAAGTAGCGCGAGGCCCGCATGACGACCCCCCCGACCGTGCTCGGCGCCCTGGCCGCCGTCATCCACGAAATCCGCCCAACCTGGGACGCACCAGGAGTCGTCGCCGCCCTGCGCCCACTCGCCGATCACGACCTTGCAGCGGTCACCCGGGCAGCCGTCGACGCCGCGACAACGCCGAGCACGTCGACGCCGGCCGGGATCGGCGCCCGAGTCCGGGACGGATGGATGGATGGAAGATCCACCGACGCGAACCGGCCAACTCCGGGCCCGCGCCAGTTCCCCCGCTGCGGGCGTTGCGGCCACGAGGTCACCGAGGGCCGGGCCGACCACGCGGAGCACTGCGGCCCCCCGGCCCCGCGGATGCCCGACAATGCCCGGCGGCTCGCGCTCGCCGGCTTCACCCGGGCACGGCAAGCCCGACAGGCCGCCGAACACGCCGCGAACCAAACCGAGGAGCGCCCCGCCAGCCCTACGAGGGCTACCGTGGCTGGCGAACGGTGCCGACCCCATACCCCAGCAAGCCCAAACCGGCACAGGCCATCTGACGGCGAAACGGAGGGGGCCCAGTGACGACCGAAACCCACGCCGAATGGGACCGCTCCCGAGGCTGCGACGGGAAACGCCGGTTCGTCGCCCGCCGGGAAGCAGCGCGGGTCGCATCCATGTTCCGCCGGCAAGGCCACACCGGCGTCCACCCCTACCGGTGCCGGCATTGTGCGACATGGCACATCGGCCACCGTCTCGGCGAGGGCACCGGCCTCCGCGCGAAGCAGCGCCGCCCATGACCGTGTCCGCTCAGATCGGCCTGTTCGGGCTCCCCAGCCTCGAGGAGCTCGCCGCCGAGGCCGCCAGCTTCGTCGTCGACCAGGCCGACACCTTCATCGACGGCCCATGGACTGCCACCGTCCACGCACCGCCCGGCGTCGAATGGATGACCGCGAACAAGCGATACCACTGGGCCCAGCGCGCCCGCCTGACCCGGCCATGGCGTGCAGCTGGCCTCGCCGCAGCGCAGGCAGCGAACCTCCCCCTCGACCTGGAGCGCATCCACCTGGCCGTCGTCGTGCACCTCCCCCGGCGGTCCCGAATCCGGGACGCGGAGAACCTCCGCCCGACCGTCAAGGCTGCAATCGACGGCTTGGTAGGCGATTACGGGCTGTGCGCGGACGACTCCGACCGGCACCTCGAAGGCACCGACCTCCGCCGAGGCGCGAAGGAAACCCACCCCGCAGAGCCCGGCCGGCTCGTGTTCACGATCACCCGAAGGGACCCCCAACCATGACCCTTGACCCCGCGGCGCTTCCCCGGATCGAGCCCGCCCCGAACTACCCGGCCGTCAACTCCGGCGAACCACCGACCGTCGTCCAGGTCACCGAGGATGACCTCATCACCGCCCGACAACGCGTCGCCGAGCTCGCCGCCGCCCTCGGAGAGGCCAACAGCCTCCGCACCGCCCGCCGCGCCGACGTCGACCAGATAGACCACCTCCGAGCCGAGCTCCTCGGCGACCCCGCCGGCGCCCAATGACCACCCCCGGTGGCGCACTAGCCGAGCTCCGTCCCGCCGACTGGACCACCGCCGCCGCCTGCACCCAACCCCACACAGACCCCAACTGGTGGCACTCCGACCAGCGCACCGAACAGACCGCAGCACGCGCCGTGTGCAACCGGTGCCCCGTCCAACTCATCTGCGCCGGAACAGCACTCGCCCAAGCCGAACCGTGGGGCATCCGAGGCGGACTCAACCCAACCCAACGCGCAGCCATCGCCACCCTGTACGGCCAGCCCCGACCCGGCGCAGCCCAACACGGCACCCGCTCCCGGTACGTCGCCGGCTGCACCGCCGACCAAGGCCGCGCCTGCAAACCCTGCAAACGAGCCCACGCCGCATACGAACACCAACGCCGCCTAGGACCACCCCGCCGCACAATCATCCGCCTCGGCACCATCCACCGACCCCGCGCACCACGACGACGACGGCCCACCCCCACCGGACAAACCCAACTCATCCCCGCCTGACAGACCCCAAGCACACCCTTACCGCCGTGCCGCGAATCCCCGAACAAACACGCGACGCAATCCTCGCCGACCTCCAAGCCGAAACCGACAGCGTCCGAGGCATCGCCCGAACCCACAACGTCAGCGCATCCACCGTTAGCAACATCGCCCGATCCGGAGGCGTACACCCGAGTGCACGTGCACGGACGAAAAAGGCGACGGCCGCTCGGGTAGTCGATCAGAAGTCGGCTCGGTCGCAGATGGCCGCGCGTCTGGCGGGTCTGGCCTCCGGGATCATCGGGACCTTGGAGGACGTGACCCCGGCTCAGTGGGCGCAGGTCCCGCCGAACTTGCGGATGGTCGCCGTCGCGATCGCTGTCGACAAAATCGAAGTGCTGGAACGTGACACCAGCGACGGCCTGGCCGCCGTCGACCTGTGGCTCAGATCGGTCGGGGTCTAACACCGGCCGACGCACGCTCCGCCGCATGCTTGTGACCCCACTCCGAGGCAAAGCCGCACTTGCGGCCCACCACACGACCGCCGACCTCAACATCTACGAGGGCAGCGTCCGATCCGGCAAGACAATCACCTCGCTGATCGCGTGGCTCCGATTCGTCCTACTCGCACCACCCGGTGAACTGCTGCTGTGCGGACGCACCGAGCGGACCGTCAAACGGAACATCGTCGATGTCCTCGCAGAGATGCTCGGCCCGTCCCGGTGCCGGTTCAACGCCGGGCAAGGCGAGTTGCATCTTCTCGGCCGTCGCGTCTACGTGGTGGGTGCTAACGACACCCGATCCGAGGAGAAGATCCGAGGCTTGACCCTCGTTGGCGCCTACGTCGACGAAGCATCCAAGGTGCCCGAGTCGTTCTGGCAGATGCTCCGCTCCCGGCTGTCCGTAGATGGGGCGATGCTCATCGCGAGCACGAACCCGGACTCGCCGAATCACTGGCTCAAAGAGAACTGGCTCGACCGGGCCAGCCTCCACCTGACCGGCAACGGCGACATCGAGGCAAACACTGAGGACCCGATCAACCTGCACCGCTTCTCATTCCGGCTGGCCGACAACCCGAACTTGTCCTCGCGGTTTGTCGAGAACATCACCCGCGACTACACCGGCCTCTGGTACCGCCGGTTCATCCTCGGCGAATGGGTCGCAGCTGTCGGCGCCGTGTACGAGATGCTCGACCCGGCCGTGCACCACCGGCCAGCGCCCGGCCTCGATTCCGTGGACCGGCTGTGGCTGGGCATCGACTACGGCACCTCCAACCCGACGCACGCCGTCCTCCTCGCCCTCACCGGCGAGGCCACCGACCATCCGCGGCTGCACGTCACCGCAGAATGGCGGCACGACGGCCGCTCGGGCACGACTCTCACCGACCCCGGCCTGTCCAAACGCCTCGCCGACTGGCTCCTCAGCCACGGCCTGCGCCCGGAGGACGTCGACCCCGTCCTCGACCCGTCGGCGGCGTCGTTCCGGGCGCAACTCAAGGCCGACGGCTGGAGCCGGCTGAAACCGGCCGACAACCGGGTACTGACCGGCATCCGCTCCACCGGTGCCCTACTCGACCCCCGCCCCGGGAAGGGCCCGATGCTGGTCCTGGACACGGCTGCGGCGCCGGCGCTGTGGAAGGAACTCACCGGGTACGTGTGGGATCCGACCGCGCAGGCCGCCGGCCGGGATGAGCCGCGGAAGGTCGACGATCACGGCGCGGACGCTCTGCGTTACGCGGTGATGGCCGCTAGGCCGTACTGGCGCCGCTGGGTGACTGTGCTCGACACGCTCGACGTTGACCTTGATCAGCACGGAGACGGCTACCCTTAGCGACCATGGACCCCACCGATAAGAGCCGCGAAACGTGCCGGACGTGCGGGGCACTCATGGGTGCCCGGCGAACCCACGATGAGTGGCATGAGAAGACCCTCGGAGAACAGATGCGAAAGGTGGCCGAGGAAGTCCACAAGCAAGCCGAGCAGACACGGAAGGTCGCCGAGCGCGCGTCGCGCCGGACGGCGCGCTGACACTGTGGCCCGCACCGTGGCCTCAGCGCGGTGGAGCAGTAGGTAGCTCGCTGGCCTCATAAGCCAGAGGTCGCCGGTTCGAGTCCGGTTCGCGCCACTGACACCCCTGCCCGCACCCTCGGCCGCATGACCGACCCGGGCAACGCCTGGCCACCCCCGGCGCTGGCCCCCCACCTGTCAGAGTTCGCGTCCTGGCAAGCATGGTGGTCCGGCGACACCAACACCCTCGGCCGGTACGCCGACCCCAGCACGGTCACCACCACCCACCAGTCACGCCGCGGCGGTTTCCTCGCACGCCGCCGCACCCAGGCCAACACCGCCCAGCAGCGGCCGATCCTGCACGTCCCCGCCGCGTCCGACGTCGCACAGACGAGCGCCGACCTCCTGTTCGGTGAACCACCCACACTCCGCCTCCCCGACGACGCGCCCCAAACCGCCCAACTCCAAACCCGCCTCGACGATCTCCTCGAGGACGCTGGCATGGCCAACGACCTGCACCACGCCGCCGAACTGTGCGCCGCAGTCGGCGGCATCTACCTCCGCCCCATGTGGGACACCACCCTCGCCGACCGGCCGTTGCTCACCGTCATCGACCAGGCCCGGGCCATCCCCACCGTGCGCGCCGGCGTCCTGGAAACGGTCACGTTCTTCGAGGAAGCGGAGGAACTAGCCGCCGGCTCGGCGACGGGTGTCGTGTGGCGGCACCTGGAACGGCACGAGCGTGGCCGCATCCTGCACCAGCTGCACCGAGGGTCGTCATACGAGTTGGGCCCCGCGCATCCGTTCCAGGATCATCCGCTGACCGCGTGGCTCGCCGCAGTGCCCGGCCTCACCGCCGACGGTGGGATCGTCACCACCAGCATCAGCCCCGGTCTGCTCGTCGGGTTCGTTCCCAACGCCCCAAGCCGCAGGCACCGCACCAAAGCGGTCGGCCGCGCGGACATCGCCGGGTCCGAACCGGCCCTCGAAGCGCTCGACGAAACGTGGACGTCGTGGATGCGAGATCTCAGGTTGGGCCAGGCCCGGCTCCTGGTCCCCGAGGAATACTTGGATGTTCGGCCCGGACCGAACGGCGGACGGTCCCGCACCTTCGACGCCGACGCCGAAGTGTTCTCCCCCATGGCCGGCATGGACGCCGGCGAAAAGGGTCCGGCGCCGATCACGCCCGTGCAGTTCGCGCTCCGCGTCGACGAGCACGCCGCCACCGCGCAAGCCCTGTTCGAGCGGATCGTCACCGCCTGCGGGTACGCCCCGCAGACGTTCGGCGTCCACACTGAGGGCGCCATATCGGGGACCGCGCATCAGCTGCGTGAGTTGCGCACGCACCGCACGGTCGGCAGGAAGCAGCGGGCGTTCCGGCCCGCCGTGGAGCATGCCGCTCACATGCTCCTCGCGATCGGACACGAGGTGTTCGGCTGGGCCCCGGCCGTGCGGCCTTCGCTGGCGTGGCCCGAGAACGATGTTGAGGAGCCCAAGAGCAGGGCGGAGACGATCAGCCTCCTCGGTCAGGCGAAGGCCGCGAGCATCCGCACCCGCGTCCGGATGGCCCAGCCGCAGCTGGACGAGGAAGCCGTCGACGAGGAAGTCGACCGGATCTCCGCCGATGAGCGGGCCGCGCTGACCCTGGACCTGGACGCCATCAGCGCAGGCGACGAACCGGACCTGAACCCGGGGCAGCCGTGAACCCCGCCGACGGGTACGGCATGGTCGAAGTCGAAACGTTCGGCGACGGCCAGGTCGTCCTGACCGCATCCGGGATGAGCCTCAACGGAGCCACCGCGACATGCGCGGTCTCCTTCACCCGCTGGGAAACTGTGCGCCTCGCCGCCGACCTGATCCGGGCGGTCCTGCGACGATGACCGAACCCAAGCCGATCGACCACGCCCACCGCCGCCCCGCCGACCGGGAACACCTACGCCAACAGGCCGAGTACGCGATCAGCCAACGCCCAGCTTTGCGGGTCACCGACCCCGACGATCTCGTGATCGTCGTCATCCCGCCGGACCCGGCGCCGTGACCCGGCTCGTCGCCTACCTCGGGCTCACCGCGCTGATCCTCCTGACCGCCGCGTGGCTGCTCATCACCCGATGACGGACGAGCCCGATTGGGCGGAGGTCGACGCCTGGCTCGACCCGCTCGCCGGGGCACTGACCCCCGAGCACCTGGCGTTGGTCGACTCCTACCAGCCCAGCCCCGCCGAACTGCCGCCGCTCTGGCATGAGACCGAAACGTCGTGGCAGCTCGGCGCCTACCGGTACGAGGCCGGCTGATGCCGGTGAACCCGGCCGACCCCGACGCGCTCGCCCGCGCCGTCGCCGACGATGTCACCACAGCGACCGACCGAATGCTCCTCGACTGGACGGACTGGCTCACCGGCGGGCCCACCGGCCTCCCCAACCCGGAATGGGAGGCGAACCGGCGGGCCGCACTCGACCAGCTACGCGGACGGCTCATCACCGACGCCCGCACACCACGCCAGGTGATCGCCGGCTCAGTCCGGGATGGCCTCAACGCCACCGCCGCACTCGCATCCGGAACCCGCCGGCTGTTGCCATCCGTCGAACGTGCGGCCACCGAGACGATCGCCCGGCTGAACAACCTGTGGCCCACCGCCATACAAGGCCTGACCAATGAGGGTAGCCGCGCGCTGACCACCGTCATGGCCCAGGTCCGCGACGGAAACCTTAGCCGTGTCGCCGCGACCAGCCGCGTCGTCGACGACCTCGCCCGGGCAGGCGTCCACGGATTCACCGACGCCGCCGGACGACGATGGACCGCATCCGCGTTCGCCGAGATGAGCGTCCGAACAGGTGTCACCGACGCGCACACCGCCGGCGCCATCGAAGGAGCCTCACGCCGCGGCACCGACCTCGTCATGGTCTCTGACGCGCCCCGAGAGTGCCCGCTGTGCCAGCCGTTCGAAGGGAAACTGCTCAGCCTGTCCGGGACTGCGCTCGGCACCGAACCCGAAGATGGTGACGGCGCCCCCGCGGCCGTCGTGGGCACTCTGGACAGTGCGCGCGCCGCCGGTTTCCAGCATCCCAACTGCCGGCACCGCCTGTACCCGTTCATCCCCGGGCAGACCCGGCTCCGCCCAGCCGAAGACGACCGCGCGAACTATGTGGCCAGCCAACGTCAGCGGGCACTCGAGCGGCGACTCCGGAAGGCGCAGACCCGGGCCCAGGCGTTGACCCGCGCCGACCCGCGATCCGCCGTGGCCGCAGCGGCTCGGGCGCAGGCGAACACCGTGCGGGCGCAGATCGTGCAGCTACTCGACGACTTCCCAACCCTGCAACGACGGACCGACCGCGAACACGCCACCGTCGGTGACGCGGCCCGACGCGCCCGACCAATACGGCAACGCGACACCACCCTCGCCGCCCGGCTCCACCTCGAGCCCCCGCCGCCAGACCTGATCCGCCTACCCGCGCCGAAACCGAAGCCCCGCACTCCCAAGACAGACGAGGCCGGCTACCCAAATACCCTCACCTACGAATACCTTGCCCGGCTGTCCGAGGACGACCTCGACCGGCTCGCCGAGCACCTGGCGCTGCGCCTCGACTCCGGCAACCCGGTCGACGCGCAGCGCTTCGACGACCTCGACGATTTCCTGACCTTCCGGACCGGATACGACGAGGCCGTAGCCGGAACCGCAGGCCGAGCCGACAGCGAAGCCGAGGAAGCCGTCGACGCATGGGTCCGAGCCAACGGCCGACCCGGCCTCACCCACCCCCGCGTCGCAGGCAGACAGAACGCTGCACCCACCCGGGAAGCTGTGATCCGCGAATGGCAGCTGTACGTCGAGCAGGCCTACCTTGACGCCGAGGAGGCGACCCGCGGCTCCCTCCTGTCCAGGCGGGGCATCGCCAACAAGGTCAACCCCCGGGACCTGATCACCGCCGACCCGCGCATTGTGCAGGCCAACGCATCCGAGGAGCTCCTCAACTATTGGGAGGCGAACCGGCGTCTGAGCTTCGACGAGTTTTACTACGGCCGGACCGGTAACCCGAGGTGGGCCGATCGGGCCGCGGCCGCAGCGGAACGGAACTCCCGAATCCGACGTGACGCGCCCACCGCATCCGGTCGGCAACGCCGCCGATGATCGGCGCCGGGCTGTACCCTGCCAGCGTGAGCGAGGAGCCTGCGCCGACCCCGCTGCAAGTGGGCGCGTTCGACGCCGGCGCGGTCGCATACGCCGAGGGCCGGCCATCCACCGATGTGCCGTTCCGCAACGCCGACCCCGACGTCGGCGACCTCCGCACCCTGTGGATACGCGGCTGGGTCCTGGCCCGCATCGAGCACGAATACGGGGACGCGGACACCAGGCCAACCGGTCGGCAGCTGGCCGCCATGGGCCGCTGGTCGACGACACGCCGGCCCTGACTGACACCAAGAGCCGCAGCCTGATCGGGAGAGCCTCCAACCGCCTCCCGACAGGACCCCACTGTGACCGCTCCAGCCCCCGCAGCAGACAGCACCGAAGCCACCGCCGACACCACGGCCGGCACCGGCCAGGCCGGGCAGCAGCCCGCCGGGACCCCGACCCCCGCCGACGTGGCGAAGGCCGCGGCGGACGCGGCAGCCGACAAGCCCGTATTCACCCAGAAGGCCCTGGACGCGATCGTGCAGAAACGCCTGGCAGAGGAGAAGACGGCCGCCGCGAAGGCGTTGAGGAACGCGCAGGACACGGCCGGTAAGCAGGGAGTCGAGCTCGCCGAAACCCAGCGCGACCAGGCCAAGGCCGAAGCCGAGGAAGCCAGGTCGATCGCCGCGCGGTCGGTGGCGGAGGCCCGCATCGAGGCCGCCGTCGCCGCCTCCGGTGTGAAAGCCGACCGGGTCGACGCCGTCGCGGGGCTCCTCGCGTCCCAGGTGGATGCGATCGCGAAGGCTGATGATCCGCGGAAGGCCGCCGCGGATGCCGTCGAGGTCGCGAAGGGCTCGTACCCGGAGTTCTGGCAGACGGCTGGCGCGGGCACGGCCGGCGCGTCCGGCGGGGAGCTGGCCGCCGGCGGGCAGCCGGGCGCCGTGACTCAGGAGCAGTTCGCGGCCATGTCCTATGACCAGCGGGCGAAGTTGTTCTCCGACGATCAGGCCGCGTACCGGCGGCTGCGCGACGCCGAAGCCGCGAAGTCCGGCGCCTGATGGTGCCGCGTTCACGGCCGTTCTGGGTCGGCGCCGGTGCGATGCTGGCCCTTGCCGTGGCCCTCGGAGTGCTCGCCGTCTTCGTCTGGCCGCCGCTGGCTAACTCAGCGCTTATCCTCATCGGCTCCGCTGCCACGTTCGGTGGCACGGCCTACGGGTTCAGACGGGTACGCCGTGGCATTCCGGTCAAGCCGACCGAGACGCCTCCCGTCGAGGCCGCTGAGCTCGCGGTCCGCCTCGACCACATCGCCGCGGCACTGCGCCGCCGCGCATCCCGTGACTGATCCCCAAGCCGCGCTCCTCGCCGCCTCCCAATGCGGAGGCGGAACACCAACCCAAGTCAAGGCCCGAGCGGACACTTTCCTCGCCTGGCTCCGCGAACAAGCCGAACCGAGCAGCCCGCAGTTCGGCTACGGCACCTCGCACATGGACACCGCTATTCGGGAAGCCGAACCCCTCGCCCACTTCGAGCCCGACGAGGACTGACACCGGCACCCGCAGCATTCGATTCAGCGCCAGACCGTAGGTCAGGAGCGGCCCCCAGCGGGGGCAGGAGGCACCGGGACACGACTCCCCCGGCGAGACACCCAGCGACAGGGGTGGACCCGCACAGCCTCCCGCACGCGCCTTCCTGACCCAGGAGACACCTCATGGCAAAGACCGTTGCCGCAGACCTTGTCCAGCCGGAAGTCCTGGCCGACATGATCGCGCTCGAATGGCCCAACCGGGCCAAGTTCCTGCCCCTCGCCATCGTCGACCGCACCCTCGAAGGCCAGCCCGGCGACACCATCCAGTTCCCCGTCTGGGAACTGATCAACGCCGCTGTCGAGCTCGCCGAAACCGACCTGATCGTCCCGCAGAAGCTCACCACTTCCGCGGATGCGCCCCTGACCATCAAGGAAGCCGGCACCGGCGTCGAGCTGACCGACAAGGCTGTCCTGACCTCCCTCGGTGACCCGATGGGGCAGGCACGGTCGCAGATCTCGGCCGCGGTGGCGCAGAAGATCGACCTCGACTTTGTCACCTCCGCGAACGCGGCGAACCCGGCCGGCGGTACGGATCTCAAGCCCGTCGGGTCGACGCTGACCGTGGCGACCGCCCCGGACGCGTTCATCCCGTTCGGCGACTTGGCAGGGGAACCGTCGCAGGAGTTCGCGGCGTGGATCGTCGACGTCAAGACCTACGTAGGTCTGCTCCGCGACCCGGCGTTCCTGACCATCGACAAGGCCGGGCCGAACGCGACCCTGTTCACCGGTGTCGTCGGCTTCCTGTACGGGGTGCCGGTGATGACCTCCGAACGGGTCAAGCTGACCGGTCCGCTCCTGGTCCGCAAGGGCGCTCTGGTGCTGGCCTACAAGCGTCAGCCCGTCGTGGAAACCGACCGGGACATCCTGGCCCGGTCCACCGTGATCACCGGCAACGTCCACTACGGGGTGCTGCGTGCGCCGCGTCGTGGGATCGCCCGGTTCAACCCGACCCCCTGACCTACCGGGGCCTGTGACTGTCGGGTCGGGCGCGGGGATGGGGTCCCCACCAGCGCCCGGCCCGGCACCACCGGCCGAATCCGTCCTCGAGCCCAGCCTCTTAGGAGCCTCCGATGTTGCTACGCCGCCACCACCAGGCCCGCGCTATCGGCACGACCGGCGCGGACGCCGGCGACGCCGAGCAGGCCGCCACCATGGAACTGTTCACCGTCGCGCAGCTGCGCGACGCCATCGACCGGCACAACCGGGGCGTACCCGAGGCCGAGCACCTATCGAAGGGTGGCAGCAAGGCCGACTTGATCGGCCGGCTGACCGGCGCCGTGGAACTCGCACCGGCCGATGATCCGCCGGACACCGCCGACCAGCCAGACGGCACCGCCCCCGACAACGGCGGCATCCCCGCCTCCCAGGTAGACGGGTCGACCGAGTTCGTGCCGTCCGCCGGGCCGGGGCATGAGGCCGACGGCGACTTCCACGCCGACGACCCCACCTACGACGCCGGGAACATCGGCTCCACCCCGGATACGCGCATCGGTGCGAACGAACCCGCCGGCGGCACTGTCGACCCGGAACAGACCCCGGCTCAGATGGCCGCGCAGCCGGCACCGGAGGGGCAGCCTGACGCCCCGCAGGAACTCGACGAGGCCACGTCCGGGGTCACGACCTCGGCTGACGTGACCGTCCCGGCCAAGTCGGCGCGCCCGGCCAAGACCACCCAACGGAAGGCCTGATCATGCTGTACGACTTGGGTAACGGTGTCACCACCGAATGCGAGCCGGGTTCGGAGCGGGCCCGCATCCTCACCGGCATGGGTCACAGCCCCGTCGACGACGACGGTGACGATCTGACCGTGGCCGGGCTCCGCGAGGAGATCGACCAGCTGAACGAAGGCCGGGACGAGGACTCGCAGATCAGCAAGGGCGGGTCCAAGGCCGAACTGGCCGAGCGGATCGCGCAGGCCCTCGCCGACCAGCCCGTCGCCGCCGGCGAGTCTCCCCCGTCCCGATGACCGGGTGGAACGCGGCCAGCCTGAAACTGTTCGCCCTCCTCATCACCACTGGGCTGCTGGTGACCTTCGTCCACGACTACGCCTACCGGCGCGCCGATGTGACCGGAACCGGGGACTACGAGTTCGGTGGCCTGGTCTCACATGCGGGCACCGACATTCTGGTAACGACCGTGATCCTGGCCACTGTGGCTGTCCTCTGGACGAATCGGAGAGGTCGCCGCAGTGAAGCGTGACAGTGGGCAGGACATCCCGATAAAGCGGGCTGGGTTCTCGATCCGCTCACCGTGGGCTGTGATGATTCTAATGCCGTTCCAGTTGCCGATCGCCTTGTCCATTTTCGCCGTGTCGATCGTGTTCACGGTCTGGCCGGATGCGCTGCAGCACTCCCCGATCAGCTTCGAAACGCAGGGGTTCGTTCACCATGCGTGGCACTATTCCCTTGCTCTGGGCTCGATGCTGCTCCTGGCCGGGATGTTCTTGGTGAGTACCCGCCGTCTGGCTATCGAGCTGTCCGGCATCGCCGTCCTGATCGGCGCGTTGACGATGAACCTCATTGCGCTGGTCGCGATCGTCGTATCACCCGGTGGGGATGAGGAGCCGTCAGGTCTCGGCCTGGCAATCCGGGTCGGAATCATCACAGGGCTGGCGATACGCGCCCACATCATCGT